GTTGCAAAGCAGAGCAGGGCATACCGAGGGCGGGCTACCTCGTAAATACAACCTGAAAAAACTTAACTGCAAACGATAACTCGTACGCACTGGCAGCTTAATTGCTGTTAGCTCCACAACACCTCGTCCCTGGGGTGGGCCGTTAAAAGCTGTGGAGTCATTTACAGGGACTCGCGCTGTGAGGGGTCACTTCGATCAGCGCTAAATCTAAGGTGAATCGCTAGTCCAAAACGTGCACGTCCGTGTTGTACTGGTTAAATTAAATGATAGTGCTAAGTATGTAGAACTGTCTGTGGAGTGCTTGCGGACGCGGGTTCGATTCCCGCCGTCTCCACCAATAAACACTTTAAAATCAAGGACTTAGGTTTGAGAGGTTGGCATTAATTGGGGTGTTTTGGGGCTGTTTAGGCACTGGAATGACAACATAATGACAGCATCGTTTTCCTGCTCTTGAAGTCGCTGCAAAAGGAAAGGCCCGCAGAAATCGCGGGCCTTTTGCTTTGATGCGTCGCTCGACTATGTGGCCTTTGCCAACAGTTCGCCGGGCGACCTAGCGAACACCGACTCGGCCCGGCTGCCGGCGCTGGCGTCGGCATCAGGCATCCAGCGGCCGTAGACTCGGGCAATCATTGTCCAGTCCTTGTGACCCATCTGCTTGGCCACCCACATTGGATGCTCGCCAGCGGACAGCATCATGCTGGCATAGGTATGGCGGGTCTGGTATGGGTATCGGTACCGCACGCCGCAGCGCTTCAGTATCGGCATCCACAGCGTCTTCCTGATAGCCTGGTCGCCCGTCCAGCGCTCGCCGGTTCGAGGATTCTGGAAGACTTCCTCGCCCTTGAGCCAGGTGTGCTGTTTTTGCCGCTTGAGCGCCGCCATCGCTGGTTCGAGCAGCTTGATCTCCCGTCGACCCGCTGCGGTCTTGGTCGATTCGGCGGTCTTCGAATGTTGGGTTATGGCGCGGGTCACCATCACTACACCCCGAATCCAGTCGATGTCCGGCCAGTCGAAGGCGACGGCCTCGGACGTGCGCATGCCACTCCAGAACATGAACTCGATGAAGTTCCGGCCTTGGCCGTCGGGCGACGATTCCAGGATCACGGCCTGTTCATCTTTGCTGAACGGGTCGATATCATCGTTCTCGCTTGGCGGCTCGACCTTCGAAAATGTCCAGTTGGCGAGCGGATTCACATCGATCAGTTCGTCCTCGATCGCGTCGTCGAGCGCCTTACGTAAGACGCTCTGGATATTTGCCATGGTCTTGTTGGTTGCCACGAGAGGTTCCAGCTGGTCACGCATGTGCTTTTTCCGGAACTCGGACACCTTCAGCTTTCCGAACCAGGGGATAAGTTTGCCGTCGATGATCTTGCGATAGCCATCCCAGCTACTCGCCTTCATGTGCTGCCGCTGCCGTTTCAGCCAGGCTTCGAGGAACGCTTCCAGTTCTTCGACGTCGCCCATCTGCTTGGCGAACTTCAGCGCGTTAGTGGAGCGTGGGAAGGTTTTTGCGTAGTCGAAGCTATCGGTTGCGATAGCGTGCATGATGGCGGAGCGATGATGCTCAGCGCGCTTCAGATTAGCGGGGGTGGGCTTGAGTGCGATGCGCTCGCGGCACCTAACGCCTTGATAGGAAAATGTGATTTCGATGCTGCTTTCCGATGCAGCTTTAACGCCACGCCCGTCTCTACCCATTTCTCATACCCTTGCACATCTATTAGATTGCGGCCGTCCGGAGCTTTAATCCAGACATCATTCTGCGGCCAGATGCCATCCCGTATTTTTGTGCGGATCGCGTCCTCGGTGTAACCCGATTCCAATGCAAACTTTGGGATGGTCATATAGCGCATCATGATCTTGCTCGTTTAATTAGTTTGGTCAACCACCGGGTTCTGGTGCCGGTGGTGGTTGCATTTCTTGCTTTACGTACGTGGCCCGGCGGCCGCGATCATCACCATCGCAGCGTCGATTCGGTTATCGAGTTCTTCCTCCAGGTGTGGTAGCCCGTATCCGTATTCGCGCAACCAGCGATACCGTGCTGCATCGCGGTCGGTAACCGCCTCTTGCCCCACCACTGCCGCAGGCTGCTGCGCTGGCGAAGAGACATCGGCGCCAGCTACGGTTAGCTTGAAGAACTCAGCGGCGCTTTCAATCGTACCCTCCACCTGATACTGGCCAGTAACGCTGTTTTGCCGCACCTCGAAGCCGCAGGCTTTCAGCATGATCCGCAGCTGGCTGTAGATCTGGTGCTGGATAATTTGCTCGGTATGTGTCATGGATCAGGCTCCGATAGGATTAGCGGCGCGGTCGACCAGGTCGATCAGCGAGCGAGGCAGGGACGAGTCGATGCTGATCGGCGTGCAGCCTGGCGATACTTCGTCCAGCACTGCCCGCAGCGCGGCGCGCATCATCAGATTGTCGAGGAGCATGTTTGTTTGCAGGCTCGCGCTAGCGGAGCCTGCGCCGCGCGCGTGCAGCATCATCGCGTAGTTGGCCACGTCGACGGGGTCGCCCTTGACGACGTGCTCCTGCAGCGCGCGCTGCAGGGACTCGGTGGTGCAAAGATCCGGGTTCTCCCAGCCGAAGTGCCCCTTCATCGCGGCCTGGTGCATTTTGCTCGCCATTGCTGCGGCAAACTCCATGATGGCGGCAGCGTCGGCGTGCGCGGCGCGCGTGAAGGCGTCCTGTGGGGCGTTCATGCGGCCACCATCGAGCCTGCCGCGTTGCCTGGCAGCCAGGCGCGGGTAGTGAAGTCATCCATCTCTAGCTGCTGCGTGAGGAAGTAGTGGAAGGCCTCCACGCCACCGTGGGCGATCTCGCCCGCCACCGCTGCGTACACTGCTGGCGGAAGGACCCGGCTCGGCGTCAAGACCATGAATCGGCGGTCGCAGTCATCAATGGCAGGCAGCGCATCGACGTGGCTGGTGAGGAAAACGAAGTTCATTTTGTTGCGTTCCAGTGTGGACTGGACGCCCTTGCCGTCGATCATGATGCTCTGGCTGGTGATCATGGTTTTCAGTGCTGCAGGGCTGACGTGATCGGAACGAAGCTCGTCGACCAACACATAACGCTTGCGCGACATCCAAGAGTTGAACATGTGGCCTAAGCGCTCCCCGGGCTTGACCGCATGGCAGCCGTAAATCCCCGCAATTAGTTGGTCGAAGAACAGCGACTTACCACTACCAGCTACTCCGGCCACCAGCAGCGCTGTAGCCATCTTGGCGCCTTCGTTGCGCAGCGGGTAGGCCAACCAGCGCAGGACCCACAGCGCGCGGTCACGATCGCCCTCGCAGAGGTTCAAAAGCAGGGCGTTGATGCTCGGCGTCGACACCGGGCCGAGCGGCGGCAACGGCTCCAGGCTGCTGATGGCATCGCGAATTGATGCAAGGGTACGGTTGAGGGCGAACTTGATACCGTTGACGATTTTCATGTGTGTATCCTTCAAGGGTTGGTGATGCGGTGGGCGGTAGGGAATGGCCAGGCCGGGACTGATGACAAAATCTCAGGCTTCTTCGTGCTGGCTTGTTTCGCTGGGGAGGGCGTAGCTGCTGATGCCGCCGGTTTGGGGCTTGCTGCTGGCTTAGGGCTGGGCGTTGACTTTTCGACTTTGCGCGCCGACGGCGCCGGGGCCACAGCCTTCGCACCTGGTACCTTTGCCGCCTTCTTCTCCTTCGCCTTCAGCTTCAAATCGGCCTTGGCTTTCGCTTCGGCGACGAACTTCCGCTTGATCGCCTTCGCATCGATCTTGGTCCGCTCCGCCATGGCCAACAGGCGATTCGGCTCGTCCTTGTCGGAGTAGCTGGTGTAGACGTTGACGTGCAGATCGTGGCTGAGCATGCAGTCGCGGATCACTTGGTTGAGCTCCGCCGGCGACAGCGCGTCGAAAGCAGCCTTCACCTTCTCCTCGCGATTTGGATACGAGAACGTCTCGTCGGTCCAGCCGTGCAGCGACATCACCAGCTTTGTGGGGATCGTGTTGCTTGGCAGGTTCTGGTAGAGAATGCGGGCCAGTAGGCGGAGATCCACGTCGACCAGGTTCATCATCAGCGACGCATGGTGAATTTGTGTGAACAGTTCGGTGCGATAGGCGCGCTCAATCTTTGCCTTTGCTTCCTGCTCTTTCTCACGTGCGGCCGATTCATTGGACTGGCCACTCGACGCTGAAAGCGCTACGCCCTTTTCCGCAAGCACGCTCTTAATATCCGAAACCTTGACGATTTCCTTGATGCCGGTCGAATGCGGATTCTCCAGCAGGACCGGCTGTGGCGCCTGTTTGCCCAGGATCTGACGGTAGGTGCGATGCTTTGGGTCGAGGTGGTTAGGGGCGTCGAGGTCGACATAGCCGCCAGACAACTGCGAAGAATAGCTGTGTGGCAGAATCTTCTTGGCTTCGGTACCGCTGATGACGGTTAAGCCGTTCGCGGCGGCTAGCTGTTTGATCCTGATGACGTGTGCGGTGTTCTTCGTCTTGTAGCAATCAGGGTCAGTGCAGACATCTGCACTCACATCATTAAATATCTCCGGCTGATTGCCGGTCCGCTTCGGGCATGACGTGCAAGAGCCGGCCTCGGCGCAAAGCTCCGCGTCGCTTGGCTTGAACTCCGCCTTTTTGAGGTTGAGCATGTAATTCCGCTCGATGTAGTCCGAGGCGGCCTTAGTGGACATAACGCCGTTGTGCTGGGTCGTTATAGTCGTGGCCGCCGTCTCTTGCACCGACTTTACGGGGATGCGCGCGATTAGCAGCGCTGTGGACTTTGTCAGCAGCCCGTCGTAAAAGATTTTGCGCACCTTTGGGACCAGCGCACACAGCTTGAGGCTGGCGTAGATGTAGGCCTTGCTCTTGCCTACCTTCTCAGCCATCTGTTCGCCGGTGTAGTTCGCCTCTTTCATCAGGACTTCGTAGCCCTCTGCTTCCTCCAGCGGATGCAGATCTTGGCGCTGCAAATTCTCGATGACCTGGATCTCCAGCGCCTCGATGTCGGACAGATCGCGCACGATAGCCGGCACGGTGGTCTTGCCGGCGAGTATGGATGCGCGGAAGCGGCGCTCGCCGGCGACGATCTCGAAGAACGTGACGCCGTGCTCGTCGGTCCGGATTGGACGGACCAGGATAGGTTGAGCAACGCCGTGCTTCTTAATGCTGGCCGCGAGGTCATTGAGCGCTTCGGGGGTGAAGATCTTGCGGGGATTGGTTTTAGACGCTTGGATGCAGCCAGTCGGGATGTCGCCAAACGATGGCTTGTCCTGCATGTGGTTCAGCACCTCTAAGTTTGGGGCAGGGCTATCGGAAATTGCGGTTTCTTGGGACATTAATAACTCCGTGAGAAAATGGTCCCTCGACTAACTTAAGGACCCGAAATGGATTTCGAAACTAGGCTTGAGACCTTGCATGAATCGCGGAAAGCACCGGTCTATGAGACTGACGCGGCGGTAAATGTTTACGAACGAATGGTGACCGCGAAGGCGATTTGCGAGACTGTCTATGGAGCCGGATATTCTGCTGACGCCGTTGCGTCAGTGATGTCCGAACTTTCGGCAGAAGCGAGATTTATCATGCTCAATGATGAGAGGCTTGCGGCCGAAGGTGCCGAGGACTGACGGGCGTACGGTTCTCGGCGAGCTGCATGTTTGTTAGCCCTGGCTGAAAAAAGCTTGCCTGCAGTGCCGCAAGTTCCTTCGGGATCGGCTCGTTCTGCGCTGCAGTGCGGGCCGTAAAAACCGGTGACAAGGTTCATCATTTGCAATTGCGGTGCGGCGCAACGCTGGCTGCGGGAATAGTGCTTGCAGTGCTTGCAGAACAAGAGATCGTTGTTCTGTTCAGCATGAACTGCTTGTGAAGTGGTTTCCATGTTTCCTCTTTTAAAAATTGGGCATTCGCCCGGTCACTTCTTGATGAAATCGAATTGGTGGGTGTGGCCGACTGGCAGCAGTTCATGACCAACGGCCAGCTCAGCGACAAGGGCCGCACGCACCTGGCGTGGCGTCAGCGGCCGGCCAGCGGGATCTGTGAAGCCGCGCAGCTCGCTGAGCGGGCGGTTCAGTAGGGTGCGGACGTCGACGGCCAGCTGCAGGACGGCGGCGGTCATGGCGGCGTACCAGGCGTGAAGAAAACCAGCGTCGCAGCAACGCCCTGGATCTCCAGTGCGACCTTCCAGGCGGTGTGCCCTGGGCGGATCTGCGTCTTTGGGATGTACGGCTCGCCGACGCGATAGCCGCGTGTCCGCATGGCGGAAAGGAACTGGAATGGATCGGGCGACTTGCCGTCTGGTCCGGCGATCTCGGTGCGATCGCAACCGGTCGCGCCGACGAGGCGGGCCACGCGCGCGGCGTTGTTCGCCGCCTCCAAGGCGTCGTGCAGCTCGCTCGACTTAGCTTGGGTTTTCATGGGCGTTGCGCCAGATAGGGGCGCACGCTCACGACGTACTCGACGCCGGGGTGCTGGTGGCTAACGTTAGCCGCCGCGTTGGCGGCATGCGTTGCCCAGGCCAGGTAGGTGTATGTGACGATCGCCGTCCGCACGGTCACGATGAACTTTCTCATGGCTGCACACGTTCTGCCGGTGGGACGTCATAGCAGACCTGGCGCAGCTTGGCGGCTAGCTTTTGGTCGCTCAAGTCCACCGTGTTGGCAAGGAAGGCTACGAAAAGACGGCAGCGCATCTCTGTGTCGGTAGGGCATTCGGCCAACGCGTATGCGGCGTGGCTCTCCATTGCCATTTTGTATTCACTTGCCTTCAGTGCAGCCATCGTAAGCTCCCTTTGTCATCTGGCCAAAGTACGTAACCATGTCGACATTAAACACCATGTTTATAATAAACGCAAACACGGTGTTTAGAAAGTTGCTTATTTGTATTTTTCAGTGCCGTTTGGACGAAAAAAAACCCCGCTGAGCGGGGTTCGGGAGCACGGTGTTTACTCTTCCTATCGGCGGATCGATATTGCGTCGATAATTTGCTGGATCATAGAGTGGGTTTTCTCATTCTGCCGCGCGATGTCTGGAAGGGTGACGCCGGCATAGTCCGACGCCAGGCGAGCAATGATCTCTGCGTTCATTGTACGCCCGTTGCGTTCTGCATCCTCTTGGACTCGTTGATGTAGATCGCGGGGAAGGCGAAGAGCCGTTCTGATGTAGTTGTCTTGAGTGGAAGGTTTTATCATCGCGCGATTTTTGCTCAAATCGACGCGAACATGTTGTATTCGGCTTCATTATGAAGCCGGTCCTGCAAAACCTACCACCCTATTGTCGAGTAGTGGTGGCAGCTCTTCATAGGGGAAAGTGAGAATTGGTTACATTTCAATCAATAATTAGGGGGTAAAAGTCCGCCTCCATGCAAGATTGGAATTGCATTAAACGAAATATAGTTACCGCTAGTTAAATAAATTAGCGGTCGTAATGGAAAATTTGGAACGAGTGGTTGCGGCCTATCTGGCCATGGATAAGATTAGGCGGGGACAGTGCTTGCAATTTTTGGAGCTTCAGGCAACCGCCCATCCCGAGCGGGCGGCCCCGTTGGTTACTGCCTTAAAGCTGATCATTGGCGGCAAGGCTGGACACTAAGATCTTGGGAATGACCAGCGTGATCTTCCGCATGGTTTCACGCCCATCAGCGTCAGTTGCTCGGTACGCTGTAAGTATTTCCGCCTCGCCGTCACTCACCCACTGCATTTGTGTTGGCCTCAGCTGGTAAATGGCCGCACTGGTGTTGTCCGCTGCGCCCTTCTGCACCTTTTCCGCGTCAACTACGGCCATCGGACCTTCGCCATCGCGCACCCAAATGGCGTTGCACCCGATTATTTTCTGCGCCTCAAGCAAGCCCCCGCTAGAGATGCCCCTTGCTTCCCAGTTGTTGATCCTTTGAGGTGAGACATTCAGCAGTCTTGCGACGGCACTCTGCCCGTCTGCATTCTTCAGTTCCTTGGCTGCCCGATACAGCCTTTCCATATGGATGTGCATAGCATGCGACTCAATCTTGTTCATGTCGCAATCATCCAGCAATTAAACAAGGTGTTGTTAAACATACTGTTTGCGATTTTATTAAACATGGTGTTTAATGTTGCCTATGGACGATAAACTCAAAAATCAAACGGACAAGGACATCATTGATGAACTTGGCGGCCCCACCAAGGTGGCGGACCTCTTGGGCTATGACAAAGCTAAAGGCGGCGTCCAGCGAGTCCAGAACTGGACCACCCGGGGAATCCCTCCCAGGGTAAAGCTCGCTCATCCAGAGTTGTTCCTTCGAGATTTCGCCATGCCTCGGCGGCGATCTGCCGACGAGGCCCCAAATCCTGTTTAAGTCATGCCGACTTTCTAATGCCCTGTGTCGGCAGTCTGCTCTTCCCATCCAGCTTAGAAAATCAATATTGCAGTTATATCAATTACGAAGACGCAAGATTATTTGTTATGCCGCTTGCGGGCAACCACCAAGAAAAGGGGATGTAGTGGAAATCAGGAAATCTTACTTGGCAATGATCAAGGCCTTCCCGGGCGGCTGGGATGCAATTTGCGGAGCTCTTGGCCTCTCGCGCAACGCACTTGAAAATCGCATCTATGAGCGGAAGGGGCAGGGCGTGGAAGTGGAACTGGCTCTCCAGATCCAGACGTTCACCGGCACCACTCATTTTGCGGAGGCGGTCGCGATTAAGAGCGGCGGCGTGTTTCTCCGTTTGCCCGCAGACCTGAGCGACGACAACGAAGCGATCGGGAAAAAATTCCGCGAGTTAAATACGCGCTTAGGCTCCTTCTGTCAGCGGTTTGACGAGGCCACCGCCGACGATCAAATTAATAAGCGAGAGCGGGCCGATCTTATTGTGATCGCCAACGGTATGCAGAAGACTATCTCGGAGTTGCTGGCGTTGAGCTTCCGCGTCTATTGCGAGCCTGATGCGGAGAGTGCGGAATGAGCGCGATCAGGGCATACCCCCGAGTGGGGAGTCGCGCATACGCCGCTCTGACTGACTTCCACCTGGCTGGCGGGCGTGGTGATTTTGGCGCCTGGGCGGCCGCCTGCCAGCGCAGCGGTCCGATTCGTGAGTTCCAGAAGATTATGGACATCCTGCAGTTCTTGGGATTGGTCGCCGTCGACGGCGGAATTTACTCGATAACGCAGCGCGGCCTGGCACACATTCACGTAGAGGTCGATGAGCTAGCAGCAGAGTCCGCAGTCCCGGCCGCCCAGCGCACGTTCGTCTCCGATCGCCCGCTCGCGCGCAAGAACATGGTGCGCATGCCGCTAACCCGTGAAGGCGCGCACGACTACGCCTCGATCCCGTCCCGTATGGGCAATCAGAGCGTCCCGCACCTGGCTGCCGGCACTCTCATCGGGGGTGACAAGCGGTGAGTGGTATAGAGCAGGTTATTACACAGATGCTGGACAACGGCATGCCGCCGTTGCCTCCGAATCATCCACTCATGGATGGAAAATACAAGCGGTTCGGCCCGAAGAACAAGGCCTGGTACGTACTGACTGAAACAATCCTCAAGAGCGGCCGCAGCGTCGTCACCGGCGCCTTCGGCATCATGCTGGCCGGCACCAAGCGCAACTCGGTGAAAGTGGCCGTCGACGTGCAGTCGATGTCGACGGAGGAGCGCGCCGAGTTTGAAGCCAGGTTGCGCGAGCGCGAGCGTGCTGAGCTGGAGAAGCGCCAACTGGAGAAGCTGCTGGCCCGCAACCGCGCCTGCGACCAGTGGAACAAGGCGGCGGACGTGCCGGTGATGCACCCGCACCTCATCGACCGCAAGATCGACGGGGAGGGCGCACGCGTCAGCGCCGACGGCCAGCTGCTGATCCCGATGATGCGCGCTGGCCTGATGGTGGGCCTGCAGAAGATCGACGGCAAGGGCTTCATCCGCTACAACAAGGGGATGGACCGCGACGCCGCGTTTCTGATGTTGGGCGATCCGGAGTGGCAACGCACGATCGCCATCGGCACCTCGTACGCAAGCTGCAGCAGCGTGCGCATGAGCCAGCGCACCAGCCTCGGCCTGGTGGTGGCTGTCGCGTTCGAGCCCGATGGTCTGCTCGCTGTGGCGCAGGCCATCCGGCAGGCTTACCCGACGTCGCACCTGCTGCTCCTGGCCGACGACGACCAGCGCCTCGTAGCGCAGTTCGCAGCGCATCTGCTCGATGAGTTCAAGGTGCTGACGCCCGTTCCCGTCGACGGCGAGCGCCACAAGGTCGTCGCCGAAAACGGCACCGAGGTCCACGTCACCGCGACCTGGTCGAAGGACGAGAACGGCATCGCCTTCATCACCGCCAATTTCAAGGCCGGCCGGCGTGTCCGTAAAAACATCCGGTACATCAACGCCGGCCTGGCTACGTGCGCCGCTGTCGCCAAGACGCTCGACAATGCGTCCGTCGTCGTACCAGTGTTTTCGGAACGCGGCAATCGCCCCCTGGCCAGCTTCAACGACCTCCATGTCGAGGAGGGGCTGGCTACAGTGGCGGCGCAAATCGGTTTTTCCATCTTGGCTGCGCAGCAGCCTGGATTGGGTTTCCCCATCCCTTCCGGCGCGCCAGCGCCGGCTAGCATCACTCCACCAGATGCAGCGTCCGACACGGTTGAGCAGTCCCCCCCTCCCCCCGGCGCGGAGCCGTCGGCCGACAGAACCGGCGAGGACTCCCCCGTCCCGGGGCAGAGCGGACGACTGGTGGCCGCCCTGGAGAAGCGCTACGCCGTCGATCCGGCCGAAGACCCCATTTACGATGATGAAGACGAGTCCGCTGCGCCTGGCACCGGGGGAGGGGGTAAGCCGGCGAAGGAAAAGCCAGAGAAGGAGTTCGGCCCCGAG